TTGTGGTAGGTAATAACAAATTGTAGTCAGGTGTAGTTGTTATATACAAAGAATCCGCTCTTTCGTTTTCTATCATATCTATTGTATCTTCTACTAAGTCACTGTTGTTAACATAGTCAATTCCTGGTGTAACAAATACATTTATATTAACCGCTTCAGGATTAGCAAAAGTTCTGATACCAAGTAAGTAAGCGTAATAGTCAGTGTTTGCGTATTCTCTTGTACCGTCACCAACAGTAATTTGTTTAAACGCTCCCCAACCAACTGCTGAAGGGTATCTTGTTGTTGCACAAGCCCCATTTAAGTAACCAGTTCTACCTAATTGGTATTTATCTGCGTTTGTTCTTCTTTCTCTGTAGATATCCCAACCATCGAATCCACCTTGTACAAGTAAAGTAAATTTACGAGCAAATAAACGGTAGTAAGGGTTTGTTTCAACAGTAGGTTCAGAACTGAAAGACGCATCACCTACGTAGAAACGAGGAGTGCCACTTGTTGCAAAAACGTTAGCAATTGTAATACCACTTGCGTTTTTGTCCATGTGGAACCCTTTAGTTCTATATAACCAAGGAGATGATTCAGTTGCAAAACATATGTTTGAAGGATTTCTTTTACCTTTATATTCGAAGAAACTTGGGTCATAACCGTAATCGGCACTTGTAGAAAACCCTAAGAAAGTTTTTCTTATATTATCACCTGATGATAATCCAGCATCGTCTGTACCTGATGGTGTACCAAAAGGTGGATTGAAAACTAACTCACCTGGGTAATCATATTTAGTTTTAATTATAGGGAATGGTGATTTTGCTCCTGCATATTCTCTGAAATTATATCCTTCAAATCCACAAGGTAATGAATCTATTGGTGCGTCTTCATTCATTTCAACCATTACATATCTTGATTTCAATTCAAACTCACCGTCCAAAGTACCAATTTTTTTGGCTATAAAACTATTTTCGCTTGGATTCATAGTACAGTTTGTGAATTTTTCTAACACAACAGGATTTGAATCTGTATCGTAGTAATCACGAATTAAAACTGTAAATGTTTCATTTGCGAAAGATATATCAGATATAGATATTTTAACTTCTGTGTTGGCACTGTTCCCGTCAGAAATTGTGTAAAATTTAAATAAGTTATAAACTTTGGAACCTCTAACTTCAGAAACAACCCATGGACTTTCAGGTGATTGATACTTTTCTAAGTACCAAGCAATTGATGTTGGATCTTCGCTTTGTGCTTCAGGTAATGATATTAAACCACATTTTAAACCTCGTATGTAACCTTTGTTATACGCCCATCTTAAAAGTGATTGGAATCTTTCTTCCACAAAAAGTGGTACCACATTTCTTGGTTTACCAAAGTTACTTGTTCCGAATACTTTTGTAAGATATTCTGAATCCGAATTTGCGAACGACGTAACAAAAGTAAAGTTGTTACCTAAGTAGTTAGTCGCATTTATTGCAAATTTAGCAAATGGATTTTTTAATACGCCCGAATATTGACCTGAACAATCCATTGTAACATCAGTCAAACCAGTTATTTCATATCTTGGGTTCACGTCATCGCTGTAATCCGCAATACCTCTTGATCTTAGTGTTGCAATAACCATGTCATCATAAAGAGTGTATGAATTACCGGTATAATAATATATCATACCTATAACTGTTCCTGAGTAACAATCAACAACAGTAGTAGTAGTTGTTGTAGTAGGAACCACAGGTGTTGGTGTTATACAAGGATTTGTAGTCGTTGACGTAGTTGTTGGAGGAATTGTAGTTGTAGTTATTGGATTAATTGATGTTAACCCTGAAACAACAGACCAAAATGAATAACCCGAATAATTACTATTTCCTGTGTTTTCAAACAAAGCATAGTACCAAGTATCATTAAATGGTGATAAGAAGTTTGTTAAGTTACTAGAAGGTGATGGTACATTAAACACATTTGTAGAAGCTGTATATCCACTTGACAACATGTCATAATCATCACCATCAATAGTACCGAAGTAAGCAATAGATGTATTTTGAGAAAGAGGATTTAAAATTCTTTGATATGTAAAAAACTGTAAATCTTCTAATAAAGTCGAAGTATTACCGTTGAACTGTTCGTATTGTGATGTTAACAACGCTTCTATTTCTGCAGGAAAGGCTCCGAAAGAAACAGAACTTGGTGAGTTAGTACAACCTGTAAATGCCACTTGAAAAGGTAATGTCTTAGCTGACACACAAACATCCTGACAATCTATTGTTACTGAACTCAAACAATAAGGTGCCAAAGTGGAAGGATCTAAGTTTGCGCTTGTAATTATTGACCAAGAAGGACCCGCATCATATCCCGATAAACCTAAAACTCTAGTTACAAATAATTGATTAGATTGTTGTAAATATGATTTGGCGATGTATGCCGCTTCATATTTAGGAATTTGAGTATTTACAAATTTTTCAGGTGAAGTAGGACCAAAGTAAGATTGGAACTCATCATAGTTTTTAATAAAAATAGGTTCGAAGGCCGGACCTTTAAGTGTTTCTCCGACAATACCTAAAGTTGTAACACCAACGCTTTGTGCCACAAAACTTAAATCTACTTCAGAAGTATAGACACCAGGTGAAACGAAAATTTTACTGTTAGTTGCCATATTTTTTTATATAAATACCGAGATTTTATGCAAAAACTTTACTTATATAAAACTATTTATATCTTGGTAGGTTTTTTTTCTACCTTTTTTCTACCTATGAATAAAGAACCAAAAAAAATAAAAAATTTAAAAATTGATCCAAAAGTTCACGATGTTCTTAAAAAGTATTGTGATAAAAGAGGGATTAAAATGTATAGATTTTTGGAAAACCTGATTTTAGAAAAATGTTCAGAAAAAAAAGATTTATACGGAGAATAGTTAAATTAGTTTTTGTTGTAATACTAACTTAGCGTTTTTTGTACCATCATTTTTTGTTACATCTATTTTTAAAATGTCATTAGTGTTGATTTGGATTTCTGAAATATCATTACCATAGAAGTCATCATTTATATAAACACTATATGTAGATATGTTATCGACTTCAGCAACTGTCATATCAGAAGTAAAAAATATTTTGTCTGAAAACGTGTTTACCCCAACTTTAAAAGGAAAAGTTAAATTTGTTGGTAACTCTTGATTCTTTTTTGGTTTTTGTTTCTTTATGGAAGTATCAGTTTCATAAATCTGCATTGTTCTTACAATCGCAGGTTGTACAACAAATTCATCTTCATCAAGTAAAAATCCCTGTAATGTCATTGGATATTTCTGAATATAGTATTTTCTTTTTTCTAAATCTAAAACTGATTCATCTGCTATGTCACCCATAACAATCGGAATATAATGACCTTTTATTTTTTGGTAAGCTTGTCTAGATGCAAAAAGTTCCATTATTGTTTTGTTGAACTCATTCAACTCTCTCATACGGTTACAAATAATCACTACAGTATAGTTTATTTGGATTGGTACAGGTTGGGGAATTTTATATATATCCATACCATGTCTTTGACCGTCCCAAGTAGGAACTTGAGCATAATGATATAATCTTTTGTTAGGAATATTATATTTTAATTGTGGATCACCAAATTTAACTTCGGGTTGTCTAACAACAGTAACAAAAGGAGGTTCAGCATTTTTATCAATATTTTGGAATTCCCAAGTTTCGGTAAACTGAGCCCAGTTCTGTGTTGTTATAAGAATATCAACGACAGATATTTTTTTTCCTTCGATGGATATTGTCATGTTATCTTTTACAAATTCCAAAAAACCTTTATCTAAATCTGCATGTAATAAACCTTTTGGTAAAAAAGTACCATGTTCAGCAATCATGTCTGCTAACTGATGTCTTCTTTCCAACGGACTTACACCATTTTCTAATGGTATATATTTTTTTATTTTTTTAGGTAATCCCATATCTTTTTATTATAATCCTCTGAACTCATTTGATGTAACAGGTGATGCAATTATTGTTCTATAAAATGGCTTATACCCTTTATATGTATGTTTTATATCAGAAATCACACGACCATCATTGACAACTGTATAATATCTTACAAAGTTTTCGCTATCGTAATAACCCACATAATCACCAAAACTTATTTCTATGTTTAAATCTTCCAAAGTTTTCAAGTAAACAGACATTGTAATGTTACCTGGTTCTACTTGATCAATTTTAGTAGATCCGATCATTTTATTTTCGGGTGCCGCTATAGCAACATAAGCATTAAATTCAACAGGAGGATGAAAATTTATACTGTCGGATAAAGTTTCACCATAAACATCGTCAGTTTTTGTTTTTGTTCTATCAACTCTATAAAGTACACAAGTATAATTCATATCACCATTTAACCACTCTTGACCCATAGATACTTCAAGTGAAAAATCTTTTTCACCAAAAAATTTACCTAATCTAGTTATTGGAACTTTACTATCCATTTTGATGTTTTATTGATAAATATCTTTTTTTTGTTTATTTTTTTAAAAAAAGTTTTGTCTAACAGTAAGCAATTAATAGAACACCAAGCATTAGAGCTATTAGATACATATAGTGGTGCCAACAATTATATTTTGTTTCTTAAAACAAAAAAAGAAAATAATAAAAAGTTTTACCCAACGAGAACTCAAGCCGACTATATAAACAATTATTATAATGTACAACCAAAAGTAGCAAGAAAGTGGGTGGACTTGGACACGTATTTTGCTAAAAAATTTTCGGAAGAAAGATATCTTTTAGAAGTACCTAATAAAATATACGTCGAAAAACTTTTAGTGGAAAAAGAAAAATCTTACCATATTTGGGGTAAATTTTTTGAAAAGGATGTTCTTTCAGAATTTTGGGTACCTAAATCCGCACTAATAAAATCACACACTACTGACATCGTTGAAATTAGTTATGATAAATATTCACATAGACCACCACTTTCACATCAAAAAGAAGCAATAGAAAAATTAGTAGGTTCAAGAAGGTTTATTTTGGCGGATGATATGGGTCTTGGAAAAACAACATCAACTATAATTGCGGCACTAGAAACAGGTGCCAAAAAAATTCTTATTATTTGTCCTGCGTCTTTGAAAATAAATTGGCAAAGGGAAATACAAAACTACACCGAAAGGTCTGTTTTTATATCAGAAGGAAAAAAATATTCAACAGAATCTGATTTTGTTATTGTAAATTATGATATATTAAAAAATTTTCACGACCCCAAAGAAAAAGAAAATTCATTACTTTTAAAGTCACAGTTCGAGTTGGTTATTTTAGATGAAGCACATATGGTGTCAAACGCACAAGCCCAAAGAACAAAAATTATAAATAGTTTCGTTAAAAACATAAAAAGGGTTTGGTTACTTACGGGTACACCAATGACATCAAGACCGATGAATTATTATAATCTTCTAAATATTATAGAAAGTCCTGTTGCCCAAAATTGGATGGCTTACGCAATAAGATATTGTCAAGGGTATCAATTTAACGCGGGTAAAAGAAAAGTTTGGAACGTTACTGGTGCGTCTAATTTAGAAGAATTAAAAGACAGAACGTCTAAACAAATATTGAGAAGACTAAAAGAAGATGTTTTAGATTTACCTGATAAAATTATAACACCCGTTTATTTACGATTGAGATCTAAAGAATATGAAAATCTTATGGGTGAGTATTATGATTGGTACGATAAAAACCCCAATGAATCTTCATCCCTTACAGTTCAATTTTCTAAACTTATGAAAGTTAGAAAAGTCATAGCAAATGAAAAAATAAGTCAAACTATAGAATTTGCAGAAAACATATTAGACCAAGGTAAAAAAGTAATTATTTTTACAAACTTTACTGACACCCTACAATCCATATATCAACATTTTGGAAAACAAGCGGTTTACCTTGATGGAAGTTGTTCAAATTCAGTAAGACAACAAGCGGTTGATTCTTTTCAAAATGATGAAAAAATAAAAGTATTTGTAGGTAATCTAAAAGCCGCTGGTGTTGGTTTGACATTAACATCTGCGGAAGTTGTAATTATGAATGACTTATCTTTTGTGCCTGCAGAACATTCTCAAGCCGAAGACAGAGCATATAGATATGGTCAAAAAAACAACGTTTTGGTTTACTATCCTATATTCGAAAACACAATCGAAGGTGCAATTTATGATATATTAAACCATAAGAAAAAAATAATAAGTACTGTAATGGGTGATGGTGATTCAGAAAATATTGGTGACGTTGTTGAAGAAATTTTAAATCACATCAATAAAAGATAATTTTTTTATTTTTCTTTCATATTTATAAATAAAAAAATTATGAACAGATATAGTGAAAAAAGAATAGAAAACGTTCTTCGAAGAATTTTAAAAGAAGAAGAAATAAATCTTGCTGCGGATGTGGAGCTTCTAAAGACACATAGTAACATACCTGGATGTGATCCTGCTAGATTAGATTTCCAAAAATGTTCGACTGAAGCTTTCAAAACATTACCAGCTCCTGAATTTGTAAAATTGTTTGAGAAGTTATCTCAACAATCAGATGAACCACTTGAAAATCCCATGGAAAAAATAGGGGATATGAATGAATCAAGAAGGTTTAGAAGTAGATACAGATATTAATCTAAAAAATTTCTTAAGACCCCACCAATAGTGGGGTTTTTTATTTATTTA